TTATAAGAATGTTACCACAGATGATTTGGGGAGATCATACAGCAGAGGTAGAATAAACAAAAGAGCACCTTCTGGTTACAAGCGCGGTGGACGTGTAAAGATGAAATATGGCGGCAAAGCTTGTCGCGGACGTAAAGCAAACTATAAGGCATAACCTATGGAATTTTTCGGAAACATTTACCAGTCTGCAAAAGACGCGGTAACAGACTACACAACGATGAACCGACGCGATGCGTACAACCATCTCGTTCGCGTCTACGGTGACGATAAAGAAATGGTTGAGGCTGGCATGAAAAAATGGAACGAAGCCAACCCAAACTCTAAAGGGCGTTCTGCGGAAAAGTCTGCAGAAAAGAACTAGCCTTGTCGGAAACCGACGCACCAAAGAAGAAAAGAACCTATCAGCTATCTACCGCTGAACGTGCCCGTCGTGGGGCACAGAAGCGTTTACGGGCTGCAAAGAAGAAAGCTACACAAGCTACGAAGAAAGCGGAAGCACAAAGAAGTTATGCCCGAAAGCTGGAAGAAACAATTGGAAGAGTTGAAAAGGGAGTCACTGGAAACGGAACGAACGTCATCGATGAGGGAGATCTCTCCGTTTTACCCCCATCCGTTTCCGACCTTGTTGGTGATTCTGAAGTTGTCTTCCAAGCTAATCCCGGCCCTCAAGAAGAGTTTCTTTCAGCAGGTGAACAAGATGTACTATACGGGGGAGCGGCTGGCGGCGGTAAGTCGTTTGCTCTACTTGCTGACCCCTTACGTTATTGCCACAACCCTAATCACCGGGGTCTTCTTCTAAGACGCACCCTCGACGAACTAACCGAACTAATAGATAAATCACGCCAGTTGTACACTAAGGCGTTTCCCGGAGCAAAGTTCCGTGAATCAAAATCAACGTGGGTCTTTCCGTCAGGAGCCACAATTTGGTTTACCTACCTAGACAGAGACAAGGACGTTACCCGTTTTCAAGGACAAGCCTTTAACTGGATAGGCATCGACGAAATAACTCAATACCCAACCCCTTACGTTTGGGACTACCTACGTTCCCGACTGCGTTCCACAGATCCAGAACTTCAAAAGAATCTATATATGCGTTGTACAGCCAACCCCGGCGGCGTCGGTGGCTGGTGGGTCAAGAAAATGTACATCGACTCACGTACAGAGAACGAAGCGTTTCCCGCGTACGACATAGATACGATGAAGCCCTTTGTGTGGCCCAACGGTCACGAGAAGGCAGGTCAGCCGCTGTTCTACCGCAAGTTTGTTCCTGCACGGCTGACTGATAATCCCCACCTCATGGCTGACGGACAATACGAAGCCATGTTGCGTTCGCTCCCAGAAGTTGAGCGGAAGAGACTTCTAGAGGGGGATTGGGATGTGGCAGAGGGAGCGGCCTTCCCAGAGTTTTCACGGAGTAGACACGTTGTCGAACCTTTCGAATTACCTACCAATTGGCCTCGCATTAGAGCAGCGGACTATGGCTATTCGTCCCCGTCCGCAGTTCTTTGGGGTGCTATTGATTGGGATAATAATATTTGGGTATATCGTGAGTTGTATGCAAAACACTTGACAGCGGAAGATTTAGCTGATAAAATAATAGAAGCAGAAGAGTTAGATCCCCTACCTCACTACACAGTCTTAGATGCTTCGTGTTGGAACAAGACTGGTTTCGGCCCATCTATAGCAGAAACAATGATGCGAGTCGGTGTACGCTGGACACCATCTGACCGTAACCGTATTCAAGGTAAGATGGAAATCCACAGAAGATTGGGCAACGATCCGTACACAGAAGAACCACGCCTACGAGTATTTTCTACTTGCCAGCACACAGTCAAACAGCTTGCAAGTATTCCGCTATCAAAGACGAATAGCGAAGACGTAGATACGAAGGCAGAGGATCACGCATACGATGCACTCCGCTATATGGTAATGACACGCATGAGCGGCTACGCATCTATACACAAACAACTAGGCGCAATCAAGAACCACGTCTATAAGGTTCAAGACGAAGTATTCGGATACTAATCCATGAGCATAGCCGACAAAATCAAGAATCAGACCCTTACCATCGGTGAAGCCATTGAGATGGGGCCAGAAGGTAAGCGCGGTGCTGTTCGTAAGGCTGTCGAAGCTGCAGGGAAGTCCCTAGACGATGCTTGGTCAACAATAGGGGATAGCAAGTTTCTTACAAGCCTAAACGAAGTCGGTTCTGAAGCTACCTTTACTACTCTTGCAACAGTACAATCAGCCATCGAAAAGATGTCTGCTGCAAACGACCTTCCTCCACCGCCTAACATCTTCAAGGCTGAAGGTAAGGCTCGTGGCATGGGTCTGGAAAAGGCAAAGCAAGCCCGTAAAACAAAAGTCTTCAAGCAAGTTCCCGGTGCAAAGCAGTCTCTTCCAGCCCTGACTGAAGGTATCGCTGCAATCAAAGATGCGGACACTCGTGCAGCCGTAGCTTTCAACGCTCTCGTACCGCTACGTCCCGGTGAGGTAGCCAAGATCAAACTGGACGACTTTGATTTTGAAGCGGGTCGGTTTACAGACGAATACCGTCGCGGCAACAAGATTCGTAACGCTTTGGATATACCAGAAGTATCTCTAGAGATTTTACGTGATGCTGCTGAAAAGGCACGGGCAGAAGGTCGGGAATACATTTTTAATACCACTGTTAGTAAGATGACTGCTGGTGTCAAGGCTCCCGGCGGTATTGCCGAACGCTTCAAACCATTTGAAACCATCTTGGGACGAAAGATTGAAGGTGTCAAGGATATTCGTAAGATTATCCCGTCAATCATTGCAAACGAATTAGGTTACGCACCAGAAGCATCAACCATCTTGGGTCACGATAACTTCGACGATACAATCGAAGGCTTGAAGGGTATCACCTCTAAGCACTATGTATCTCAGGTTATGACGCAGGAAGGCACAACGGCAAAGCAAGCCCTTCGTGCCCTGCAAAACATGTACGGCGAGGTTCTAGGTTTATCTACCTTGAACGAACTTCCTGCTTCTATGGGTGTCACGGCAGCAGGATTAGAAGCTGTAGAAGCACCTCGCCTAGCTGTCATTCCTAAAGGTCAAGACATCGTAGGTACACAAGTTCAAGGTAAGCTAACAGACGCTGACCTAGATTTGATCGATGATGTGCGTGAAGCACGTAGTCAAGAACTGAAATTGACTGCCACACAAGCTGAAGCAGAACGCTTACGTCTTGAAGCTCAGATGCCAGAGATTGACGAAGCTGCTATCCGTGCAAAGGAAGAGCGTCGCCTGTTGGAACAAACCATCAAGAAGGAAGTTCGTAGCAAGATCACAGCAGAATCCGCAACCGACCCTCTTTCAACCGTACCAGAAGAAGATGTAGACAAGCTAAAGAGGCTTGGTCTGTGGGAACGTTTCGGTGGGAAGTTGGCAGTCGGGGCAGCAACATCTCTAGGTGCGTATTCGTTCTTGACTGACCCTGCCCAAGCTGCCGTAGATGTCGGCCTAGAGGTAGGAGCACGAGCTTTAGGAGCCGCTGCTGGCCCTGCTGCAGCCGTACCTATGGCACTGGCACCCACAGAGCTAGGCGACGCTACCCTTCGTCCTGAAGACAGAATGGAAGCAATAGCTATACAAGATTCGGCTATGAGACTAAAGCCTGAAGCAAGACAGGATTTTATTCCTGCACCAGAAGTTGAAGACGACAACTTCATAACAATGAACCCTAACTAACAGGAGAGAACCATGAACCTCAACATGGGTGAAGCTTACATTATAGGCTCTGATAAAGAATCTGTAGACGACCAAAAAGGCGTTAACAAGCTGTACCGCGAAGGTTTGGAATTCGACACTAAGGCAAAGCAAGGTGTACTCACCGAAGACATGCCTAAGAAGATGACCAAGACCGCTGTTGATCCTTCAGTGATGAAGATGGCAGAAGAACGCGACTACTAAGGAACCGACATGTCCGACGATTATCTCCAACCTGATGACGAGGCTGCAGTACCCGTAGTTGATCCCGAAGGGGATATGCCGGGTCTAGCAGGTTACGTTCGTGCTCGTTTTGAAGACGCAGAAAACGGACGCTATTCCTACGAGCAGCGTTGGTTACAGGCGTACAAAAACTTCAGAGGCATCTACGATTCTACAACTAAGTACCGTGACACAGAACGTTCGAAGGTATTCATCAAGATTACCAAAACGAAAGTTCTTGCTGCGTACGGACAGATTGTAGATATCCTATTTGCCAACAAAAAGTTTCCGCTTGTCGTCGAATCTACCCCGATGCCTTCCGGCATCGGGGTAGATT